CTTATGATGTAGATTCTCCTGAATCTGCTAGAAAAGGAATGCCTTCTCGATTACTTTCAAAACAAAGAACAAGATTTACAAAAGGTGATAAAGTTGTTAAACCAATTTTATTACCTGGAGAACTTGATGTTCCTAGTTCAGAAGATTGGGAAGAAATGACTGCACCTGATAAAGATGATTTAGCTTGGTTAAATAAAAAAGATTTAATAAGATTAAGAGTATTAGAAAAGAAAGATGGTTTATCAGACCATGGTGGAAAAAAACTTAATCTGAAAGAAAAAAAAGAATTAAACGACCTAAAGAAAAAAGATAACCTACAAAAAGCTCCAAAGAAAAAAGCAGCTCTTGGTGGTTACATGGATAACTTTCAAATTGCTGAAGAAGAACCTTTATCTAGAGGAAAAAGAGCTTTAGGTGGAGCAGCAGCTCTTGAAGAAAAATATGATAGACGAAGAGCTTATAGAGCTTTTCAAGAAGGTGATTTAGTAGAAGATGAAATTATTGAAGAACCTTTAATGGCTCCAGTAGGAATGGAAGAACCATTGATTGAAGATGAGATTGCTGCAGATGATTTAGCTATGGAAGAAGATGTAGCTATGGAAGATGCAGAAAGTGTTTTAGACACTTCAATGTTAAGTGAAGAAGAAGAAGTAGTTGTGGATGCTGCTATAGAAATGTATCCAGAATTAGAAGCCATTTTACCAAAGATGGTTGCAACAGAATTTACAGAAGATGAATTAGTAGAAGGACCTGGAACAGGAACTTCAGATTCAATCCCAGCATTATTGTCAGATGGCGAATTTGTATTTACAGCAAAAGCTGTTAAGAATATCGGCATTGATAAATTAAGAAAAATGATGGCACAAGCTGAAGAAGCTTATGATGCTGGTATGGTTAATCAAGAAGAAACTGCAGAATTTGCAGTAGATGAAACCATAGTATAACAGAATTTAGAGTAGGTACTCTAGATAAACAAGCTACCTTCTATTTTTGTAATAGAAGCCCTTGTAGCTTCGTTTCAAATTAATCACCTTTTTTTGCTACCTTCAGTAAAAGAAGCCCAAAGGAGGATTTTATGAATAAAGAGAACGAAGGAATAACTAATGAAGTCGAGGCGAATCCATATAATCGTAAAAAGTATTGGCATACAGCAGACGTAATGCCTAAACCAGTACCAGATGCGGATAGTGGACCAGCCCAGCCTGACCCTGAGAAGAAGACAGGATTTGACTACGCAAGTATGACTACAACAAATAGTCCGAACCCAAATGTCTTATCACCTTCTTCCACAGCTACTTCGGATAAGGTCGAAGATTCACCATTAAGTAATGTTGAAGTTAAACCTTATACAAAAGTTGACTATAAAAAAAGATATGATGACCTAAAGCGTTATTATGATAGGAAACTTGGTGAGTGGAGTAATAAAGAAGGAGACCTCAAAGCACAGCTTCGAGATAACCGACCTAAATACACCCCACCTAAAAGTGCTGATGAACTTAGTGCTTTTAAAAAAGATTACCCTGACATTTATGGCGTGGTGGAAACTGTATCTCACTTGCAATCTCAAACAGAGATGAAAGGTTTGCAGGAAGAAGTTAACTCTTTGAAAAAAGCTAACACAGCTTTATCACAGAGAGAAGCTCAATTAGAGTTATCGAAATTTCATCCAGACTTTAATCAAATTAAAGAATCAGATGATTTTCATAATTGGGCAGACACACAACCCATGGAAATTAAGAAGTGGGTTTATGAGAATACTTCAGATGGTAAACTTGCTGCAAGAGCAGTTGACCTGTATAAGAAAGACCGAGGACTTGGATTAGATAAAAAAGCCACAGAAGATAAAAGAGTTACTCAAGGTGCTGATTTGTTAGTTAAAACTAACGAACAAATTCAACCACCAACGAATAATAAAGTTATCTTTAAAAGTTCTGACTTTGAAAAAATGTCAGACGCTGAGTTTGAAAGAAATGAGAAATCTATTCTTAAAGCTCAGAGAGAAGGTAGAATTACTAGAGATTAGTAAAACTACTATTTTTATCAACCAAACAAAAAGGAGTCATAAATTATGGCAAATTTTGCAGGTTCAAGTACTACTAACTTTGGTGGACAAACTCCATCAGGTGACGAGGCTAACGCCTTTTGGGTACCTCAAATATACTCGAAAAAAGTTCAAATAGCACTACGTAAAGCATCTGTTGCAGAAGCAATCTGTAACACAGACTATATGGGTGAAATTAAAAACTTTGGTGACACAGTTAATATAGTAAAAGAACCACAAATAACAGTAAGTGATTACACTAGAGGTCTTGCGACTTCAGCTACAGCACTTACTGACGAAGAGCTTGTTCTCACAGTAGACCAAGCTAAATACTTTCAATTCGCACTAGATGATATTGAAAAGAGATTTTCACATATCAATTTCCAATCTATTGCATCAGACAATGCAGCATACAAACTAAGAGATGCTTTAGACAGTAATGTCTTTACATATCTAGGTCTTGACGCTTCATCTATCGGTGCTACTAGACAAGGAAGTACATCAACGCCTGACAGCATTGGTTTTACTAGTCCGCAAATTGACCCTTTAAATGAGATGAGTCAAGCCTCTTTTTTTCTTGACAGACAAAACGCACCTGAAGAAGGTCGTTGGTTTGTTGGAGCACCTGAGTGGTACGAATCTTTAGCTAACACAGCTTCTAAACTATTATCAGTTGATTACAACGCTGGTAAAGGTAGTCTTAGAAATGGATTAGTTGCAAGTGGTCTCGTTAGAGGTTTCCAAATGTACAAATCAAATAATCTAGCAACAAATGACTTAACAGCAGCTACACCTGCTGGGACAGCAACTGCTCCTGTGGCAACATGGGGTCAAATGAGTGCCGTTTCGTGTGCATCTCAATTGAAGATTGTTGAAAGTTTAAGAAGTACAACTACTTTCGCTGACATAGTAAGAGGATTACTTGTCTTCGGAAGAAAAGTGCTTAGAACTGAATGCATAGGAAGAACAATTTACGTTATAGCCTAATTAATTAGTCTAGACGTTATTGTTAGTATTAAACCTAACAGCTAGATAGGGGGTTGCAATATACCCCCTGTCTTTTAAATAAAGGATTATATATGGAACATATGAAACAAGCGTGGGCTTATATAGTAGCACATAAAAAAGTTTCTATTGCAGTAGCAGTAGTTGTTGTGATACTTATTATAGCCACTTAATTTTAAAAAGGAATCCAATGAAACAAGCTTTAAAAAAGCTTAAGAAACATTTCGCAGAACTTCAAAAGTTAGAAGCTAAAGAAGAAATGATTATAGAAAAAATTGATGAAGCAATTGATGAGTTATCAGATTGCGACCATTCAGATTGTAAATAAGAAGAAGTATTATGGCAAAGACCTATTTAGCATTAACTAATGAATTATTAGTAGAACTTAATGAACCAGAACTTACAGCAATTTCTAGTGGAGTAGGCGTACAAAAACAAGTTTCAAATTGTGTAAATAGAGCTTACTCTGATATAGTAGATGCAGTAGATAATTGGTCATGGTTAAGTACAGATACTCCTGATGACCCTTATTATGGTAATACTATTGTTCCAACAGTTATTGGACAAAGATGGTATTTATCAAAAGCTGGTTCTACAGGTGTAGATGGTGATTTTGATTCAGTAAATTGGGATATGTTTACTCTTGTAGATACTGCTTCACCTTATACAATTAATAAATTAGCATTTACAACTTTAACAGTTTGGAGAAATAGCTACGCAAAAGCAGAAGAAGCTGATGCTAGAACTGCTCAATATGGAGTACCATTAAGAGTTATAAGAAGTTCTGATGGTAGAAGATTTGGGTTATCTCCTATACCTGATAAAGTTTATAATATACATTTCTTTGCATACGATAGACCAACTGCTTTATCTGCAGATGCAGATGAAGTGGCATTTCCAGAACAATATAAAACAGTTTTATTAGCAAGAGCTAGATATTATATTTATCAATTTAAAGATAATATAGCTCAATCACAATTAGCATTAGATGAATATAAAAAAGGATTACAGTCAATGGCTGATAATTTAAATTCACCACAACCACAATATATGTCAGACGTAAGATTTACATATTTGTTACCATAAGGAAAATTTAAATGCCAACACAAGGAGCTTCCATTACAGTTGCAGGAGGTTTAGATTTAGTTTCAAGTGCTCATGCATTATTTAGAACACCTGGAGCCGCAACTATTTTACAAAACTTTGAATCAGCTACAACAGGTGGCTATCGAAGAATAAATGGTTTTACGAAATGGGGTGCAGGAAGTGCAACCAGTCCAAGCGGTACAACTACAGATGCTATAACAGGAATAGTTCCATATGCTAATGGAGTTATTGCTTGTCAAGGTAATAATATTTATTGGAGTACAGATGGTATTACTTGGCTTCAAATTAATAAAGATACTTATAAAAGTTTAACTGGTACAGTTGCAGTAACTGCAAGTTCAGCAGCAGTTGTTGGAACTGGAACATCATTTACAACTGAATTAGCTGTAGATGATAGAGTAAAAATTAATAGTATTACATATAGAGTTTTATCTATTACTGATAATACAAATTTAACATTAGATATTGAAGTTGTATCTACTGTTAGTGGTCAAACTATTTATAGAAGTGGGATGACTTCTGCTGAAGTAGCAAGTGCTACAACAGTTGCAAGAACAAATCAAACTAATAATCAGTTTGCTAACTATGAATCAAAGGGTGCTTATGGAACTTTATATATTGTTGATAGTACCAATAAAGTAGCTGAATTTCAGATTACAACTTCAGGTGGAGTTAATACTTACTACTTTGAAGAACTACAAAGGTCAGCTCCAGTTAATCCTAAAAGATGTACTATCTTTTCAGAACGATTAGTTGTAGCTGGACAATCAGTATCAACAAGTACTGTTGCTTATAGTAGCCGCTTAAAACCTTATGATTTTGAAGCTACTGGTTCAGGAGCAATTGATGTTGGAGATATTATTGTAGGTATTAAAGTTTTTAGAAATACTCTTATTATATTTTGTAAAAATAGTATATTTGAGTTGACAAGTCTTGATTCTGACCCTATACTTAAGTCTATAACCAAAAATATAGGTTGTATAGATGGAAATACAATTCAGGAAATTGGTGGAGATTTAATATTTTTAGCACCTGATGGATTAAGAACAGTTGCTGGAACAGCTAGAATTGCTGACGTTGAAATCGGTTCTGTTAGTAGAAAAATCTTACCTTTAATAAATGACCTTTTAGATAATATTGCTGATTATACTCTTTCAAGTATGGTTATTAGAGAAAGAAGTCAATACAGATTATTTTACTTTCAATCAGGTCAAGCAGATGCAAGTCAAAAAGGAATTATAGGAACATTTAAATTTGATGAACAGGGAATCCCTGCTTTTGAATGGAGTAATACAAAAGGTTTAGTCGTTAAGACTTGTACCTCAGATTTAAATACTTCTAATGAAGAAGTGAAATTTAGTGCAGATGAAAGTGGATATGTTTATTTGCATGATAGTGGAAATAATTTTAATGGTGAAAATATTAGTGGAGTATTTCAAACACCAGATATGGATTATGGCGATAATGGTTTAAGAAAAAGTCTTTATGCCGTTAAAGCAAATATTAAACCAGAAGGAGTACAAGACGATTTAAAATTAAGAATTAGATATGATTTTGAATCTTCAGATGTTCCCCAACCTGGTGTATTTAGTGTTGGTACTTTAGCGGCTACATCTTTATATGGAGGTGCTGCATATGGAACAGGAACTTATGGTGCAGTAACTTTACCAAGTAAAAGAATGTTAGTAATAGGAAGTGGTTTTTCAAATAGTTTTAGATTTTATAGTAATGATACGAATGCTGCATATGCAGTTAATGGATTATTTGTATCATTTATAGCAGGAGGAAGAAGATAATATGGCAGGTTATGTACGACAAAGTTCAGCCGAAATAGCTGATGCTCTTACAATTGAAGCTGTTGATTTAAATAATGAATTTAATGATTTAGTAGCAGCTTTTAGTAATACTTCAGGACATAAACATGATGGCACAGCAGCCGAAGGTCCTGTTATTGCTGTACTTGGAGATTCAGGTGTAGCTACGCCATTAAATAAAATTTTAGTTGATACTGCAAATAAACATATAGAATTTTATACAGATGTAAGTTCTGCAGCAGTACAACAAGTAAGAATTCAAGATGGAGCAATCGTTCCAATTTTAACTAATGATATAGATTTAGGTACAACTGCTTTAGAATTTAAAGATGGATTTTTTGATGGTACTGTAAATTTAGATACTTTAGTTATCGGTACTTCAACTGGTGTAACATCTGTTGATACAGATTTAACTTCTGCTTCAGCAAGTGATGATACTTTAGCTTCTGCTAAAGCAATTAAAACTTATGTAGATTCAGTCCCTGTCGGAGACCTTACTGCTATTGTTGCAGGAAGTGGTTTAACTGGTACATCTTTATCAGGACCTATACCAACTCTAAATGTAATTGGCGGAACAGGTATTACTGCAAATGCAGACGATATAGCAATTGATGCAACAGTTACTACATTAACAGGTTCTCAAACTCTTACAAATAAAACTCTTACAACTCCAATTATTTCTAGTATTTCAAATACTGGAACAATAACTTTACCTACTTCAACAGATACATTAGTTGGTAAAGCTACTACAGATACTCTTACAAATAAAACTTTAACAAGTCCAGTTTTAGATACAGCAATTAGTGGAACAGCTTTTAAAGATGAAGATACTATGTCATCTGATTCAGCAACTGCTGTAGCTTCACAACAATCAATTAAAGCTTATGTAGATGCAGCTCCTGTTGGAGACCTTACTTCTATTGTAGCAGGAACTGGATTAACTGGAACAGATTTATCAGGACCCATTCCAACTTTAAATGCAATTGGTGGAAATGGTATAACTGCTAATGCTGATGCATTAGTAATTGATACAACAGTAACAGTTGATAAAACAACAGCACAAATTTTATCATCTAAAACATTAACTAGTCCAGTTTTAAATGGAACACTTAGTGGTACAGCATTTTTAGATGATGATACTTTAGGGGATGATTCTGCTATAGCAGTTGCATCTCAACAATCTATTAAAGCTTATGTTGATGCACAATCACATTCTACTGTTACAGCAGATAGTGTTACTACATTTACAAATAAAACAATAGATGCAGATGGTACTGGAAATAATATTTCAAATATTGATAATGCAGATATTAAAGCTGCAGCAGCTATTGATGCAACAAAGATTGCAGATGGTTCAGTAAGTGATGCAGAATTTCAAAGATTAGATGGACTAACTTCAGATATTCAAACACAATTAGATTTAAAAGCAGCTTTAGCTTCTCCAGATTTAACTGGAAATCCTACAGCTCCTACACAATCAGCAAGTGATAACTCAACTAAACTTGCAACAACAGCTTATGTTGATGGTCAAGTTGCAACAGAAAATGAATTATCAGAATTAAATGATGTAACTATTGCAGGTATTGCAGATGCTAATTATTTAATATATGATAATGCTGCAAGTGTTTGGAAAAATAAAGCGATAAGTGGTGCTTTTACTTCTGATAATTTAGGAGTAACAACTTTATCTGCTTTAATAGATGCTACAAAAATAGCAGATGGAACTGTAACAAATGCAGAATTCCAGTATATTAATACTTTGGCTTCTAATGCACAGGACCAAATAGATACGAAAGCTTCAGCAGGTTTTGCTGTGGCTATGGCGATTGCTTTATAATGGTTTACATTATGGCAAAAATATGGTATAATTAGGATAACAAATGGCTCAAAATTTTCAAAGAACACTAAAAAGAAATATCACTCTCTTGGCTTCCCCTATGGAACTAAGAGCAGCTACTACAACAAATGATGCAATCATAGGTGTAAGATGTACTAATACTTCTGGTGTATCAGTAGATATTACTGTCTATGTAAAAAATACTTCAACAAACTATTACATTATTAAAGATGCTCCCATCCCTACAGGTGGAAGTTTGGAATTAATTGATGGTGGTTCAAAAGTTGTATTACAAACTGGAGATTCAGTTGAAGCTTATGCTTCAGCAGCTACTTCAGTTGATATTGTTTTAAGTGTTGTTGATTCAATTAGTACATAATATTAAGGATAATATAAATGGCGTATGTTGGTGCAACCCCTGCAAGACTACCTTTAACTTCAAGTGATTTAGCTGATAGTATAGTTACTGCTGCAAAAATTGCAACTAATGCAGTTGAAGAAGCTAAAGTAAATGCTGATGCAATAACTTCTGCTAAGATAGCAGCAGGTGCTATTGTTGATAGTGATATTAATGCTTCTGCAGCAATTGGAAATACTAAACTTGCTAATTATCAAATTACAATTGATGGAGCTGCAATAGCTTTAGGTGGTTCAGTTAGTACAGGAACCTATCCAACTTTTACTTCAGTTACACCTAGTACAGTAACAAATGATTTAACTTCAATTGTTATTGTAGGAACTAATTTTGGTGGAAGTGGAATCCCTGCAGTAGAGTTTCAAAATTCTACAGGAGTAATTACTTCGGCAAGTAGTGTTACTAGAGATTCAGCAACACAATTAACTGTTGGATGTACTTTACCTACTGATGGAACTTATTATATTAGAATAGAATTAAATTCAGGATTAGCAGTTAGAACTACTAATACTGAACTTACAGTTAGTGATGCACCAGTTTGGACAACAGGAGCAGGTTCATTAGGAACCATCGCAGGAAATTTTTCAGGAGCAGTTGCAACAGTAGCGGCAACAGGAGATGGAGTAGAATTTACTGAAACTACAGATGTTTTAGAAAACGCAACTTTAGCAAATTGTTCGCTTAATTCAGCAACAGGTGCTATAACTACTACAGATTTTGGTGCTGATGATACAGCAGCGACAACATTTACGTTTACGATTAGAGCAACAGATGACCAAGCTCAAACAGCAGATAGAGAATTTACTTTAACGTCTAGCTACGGAGCAACAGGCGGAGGACAATTTAATAACTAGGATTTTATTATGGCAGTAATGTATAGAACAGCAGGAACACCTACCAATGTAGATAAATGTACTTGGAGTTTTTGGCTTAAAAGAGGTCAATTAACTACAACT